TATGCATCTATGTTTACCAAAATGCTCAACATATTCCAAAAATTGGTCCCATTCCAACGAGTGACTATTTACGCCAATAGCACACTCAGCCAAAATTGGCAATTCGCTCAACAATCGGGCAATAGGTAACCAATATTTACGAACAATCAGCTTAAATGGAGTGCCATTTCCGAAAAATACGCGAACTTTATCTTTGCCCAACTTCACTGGCTCATCTTTCAGATGGGCTATGAAAACTGGAAAACATCTTCGTCCGGCGGCATATTCACTCTCCATACGCGTGACTTCATCCCAAATTTCAGGGTAAATAAAATCACGCTCACCATCAGCGCCAGTGAGATATTCGCTCGTTTTTCCTTTCAATGGATAACCTGCTGCTGTGTTCGTCTTCAAAGCATCTAAAAAACGCACTCCAGGCACACCATTCACGTTTTGTTGATTCGTTAAAGGACGAATTATTTCACTCATCCCAAACCCGAGGCGTTTTAATTCACTTATAATTGGTAACATATAATCTAATACTGCCCATTCAAGAGCATCAAGCGATGGGCCTATTACTGGCGTTGCGAACTCAGCCATGTTCTTAGAGAAATGATACCATTTGGGAGGCGCGTTCATATTAGGCGGACCATGGGCAATTGGTATATCAAACCTATTTAAAAATTTGACACCCAACTGTCTATAAACCACACTAGTATGGTATTTATGAGTGGGCCCAATAGTGCCGAAAACAGTAATGTTTGCTTCAGGTGCTAAAAATTTTGCGGGATGTTTAGCCGCTATTCGCGGCTCCAACTCTTGTGGTAAACTGTTTGGAATGCTCTTCGCAAAATCTAAGTTTATATACCCCTCAGTTCCACATTGCACGGCAGAAACCAAACGCTTAAATAAAATATCAGACGCATCTTGAACCATAGTCCGAGTTAAAGCTCCAGCGCACCCACGTGGTGAGCCTGTCAGACCACCTAAATGAAAACCTACAATACAAGGAGGCTTTGTATCAGCAACCCACACGCCCATACACATGCCATTAAAAGTGTGCCCAGTGTCGAGCATATAAGAATAACCATTAAACCTGCACCCTTGGGCCCCAGTATCTTGGGGTCCATATTTTAGTCGTGCCGTGTGATGCTGTAGCGCACCATTAGGACCGCGAACTACCATCTGGGCTGGAATGTCACGTTCCAAAACGTTCTCTGGAAACCAATCTTTGACGCTCTTTCTAGGCATTGCATTTGAGACATAATACGCACATAAATCGGTGTTTGGAATATGAAACCACGCCTTCTGTGAATATACAAAAGTTTGAGTGTGGTTATT